CTGAAGAAGAAGTTGTTGAAGAACAAGCTGAAGAAGAAGTGGAAGCTGAAGCTGAAGAAGCTAAAGTAAAATCAAAGACTGAATCTACACAAGTTGTTTATGCAACTAAAGAGGAAGTTGATGAAGTCAAATCTATGATCGCAGAGATTAAAACCCTTTTAGAAAAAGAAAAAGAAGTTGAAGAAGTAGAGATGTCAGCAGAAGTTGCAGAGCCTATTGCTCACAATCCAGAAGCTGTATCTGAGCCAAAAAGTAATTTGCCTCAACAAGAAAACAATCAACTGAGTCGAATTAGACAAATGATTTACAACAAATAAAATTTAAAAAATGTCAAATACAATTAATACAAGTAATGACGTACTAAGAGCTAGATCAAAGCAAACGACTTTGACAGTAACTCAAGACGTTAATGCAAATCAAGCAGGTGGCGAATTTAACATCGCAACAGATGCTAAAGTGATAACTCTTCCAAAAATCGATGCTAATAACGTTGGTATGGAATTTAAATTTAGAAACACAGGAGCAGACGGAAATAATATTATTACAATTAGTCCTAATGCTGCGGATGCAATTCATGGAACTGTTGCTGCTATACAATCTGGCGGTGTTGCTAACAAAGATTGGATAAACACAAAAGCAACTGCAAACAAAGGCGATTGGTGTTCTCTAGTAGCTATAGAAGCAGGATCATGGTACTTAACAGGTGGAGACGGTGTTTGGGCATCTGAATCATAATAAATAATAAATAAAAATTTAAAAAATGGCGACTACGCAAAATATTACAACAAGTTACGCAGGAAAGGCAGCTAAAGGTTATTTAACCGCAGCACTTTTAGGCGGAGACACACTTGCCTCTGGAACAATTGACATCAGAGACAATATACAATATAAAGAAGTAATCCAGATTATAAGCTCGGATGCTAATTTAATCAAACCAGGTACTTGTGACTTTGATGCAACAGGTACTCTAACAACGAGTGAAGTGGTTATTGAACCAAAAGAAATTCAAGTAAATCTTGAAGTTTGTTCAAAAAATTTCCGCAATCAATGGCAAAGTTTAGAGCTAAACGGAATTAATTCTAAATTGCCACAAACATTCGGACAATTTATCCTTGAGCATGTTGTTTTAAAAACAGCAGCAGCAATGGAAACAGCAATTTGGTCTGGAACAACAGCAGGAGATATTCCTTTTGATGGATTCGAAGTTTTAGCTAATGCAAACGGAGATGTTGTTGATGTAGCAAAAGCAGGCGTGACTGCTGCTAATGTTACAACAGAACTTTCTAGAGTTTTTGATGCAATTCCTACAACCATAAAAGGAAAACAAGATTTATATATATATACTCCTACTGACATATTTTTCAAGTACGTCCAAAGTTTAGGCGGTTTTGGCGCAGTAGATAGTTCTCCATCAACTACAGGTCTTGATGGTAAATATTCAACTTGGTATGGTGGTCAACAGGAGCTTAATTTCTTAGGAGCAAAAGTAAGACATTGTCCAGGAATGACTTCAACTGATATGATTGCGACAACTAAATCAAATATGATTTTTGGAACTTCTTTATTTAGCGACATGAATAGATCAGAAATAATTGATCTTGGCCCTATTAATGGAAGTCAAAATTCAAGAGTTATTCTTAGAGGTTCAGCAGCAGTTGCACTTGGAATAGGTAGTGAGATAGTACTTTACTCTTAATATTAATCAATACAAAGGGGAGGCAACTCCCCTAGTATTTAAATCAAAGACTTATGGCTTGTTTAGTGACTAAAGGTAGAGCAATCAATTGTAATGATGTACAAGGTGGTATCTCTGCTCTTTTTATAACAAACGGAGTTGCGCCATATGGTACTGTAACTATTTCTTCAGATGCTATTTCAAATATGAGTGGGACGTTCACAGCGTTTAAATACGATTTGAATGGTGCAGGAAATAGTTTTACAACCACAGCGACAACTTCAAAAGATACAGGCACTACTTTTTATAGTACTGTCTTATCTGTGACCTTACCAAAACTTTCAAAAGATGACTCGGCACAATTAAAATTATTGTCTTATGGGCGCAACTCAATAGTTGTCCAAGACAGGAACTTAAATGCTTTTTTACTTGGAAGAGAAAATGGTGTAACTGTGACAGCTACTACAATGACAAGTGGCGATGGCAGAGGAGATATGTCTGGATATACGATTGAGTTTCTTGCAGAAGAAGCTAGTCCACCAGACTTTATTAATGGAGCAACAGCAGCAACACCATTCGCAGGAATGAGTAGTGCTTCGCCAACAATTACTGTTGGAACTAACTCCTAAAAATGTGTTTTGTTTGGGGGTATGCTTATGGCTGCCCTCTTCAAAACAATTATAAAAGCAAAACATGAAGAAAAAAAACATAATATTCAAACCTTTCGATAGACTTGAGTGGCATGATGCTACTGAAGAACAAGCAAGAGAAGCTTTGACAGAAGATCAGTTCAAATCTTTAAAGAAAAACAAAATCTATAACATAGGGACAGGAACTTTTAAGATAGACTAATGATAGTAGTGGACAGAACACAAGCAAGCCACACATTAAACATAATACCTAGAAGCTATGCGCCAACAGGTTCAAATATTTTTAAAGTAGTGATAACAAACGAAGAACAAAACACAGAAGTACACAATGCAACAGTCAGTTCTTTGACTCCTGTAAAGTACTATTACACATATACAGCAAATCTAGGTTTAGATGCTGCAAAAGACATTACATACATTTTAGAGGTTACAAATACAGCAACTTCAGAAGTTTTATATAGAGATAAGATTTTTGGAACAGATCAGACTGTAAGTACCTATTCTCCCAACACAGGCAAGTTCGTGCAAAATCCTACTGCTGCTAATGATTATTTAGTCTATGAATAGCGATTTTCACATACTTAATCTAGAGGCTTACAAAACACCAGAGGTCTATGAAGACCCACACAGCGATTTTGTGGCTTTTGGAGACGACAATGACTTCTACACAGAGTTAATCGATGCCTACTTAAACTCCCCTACCACTAACAGCATCATTACAGGTGTTGTAGGTCAAATATATGGGAAAGGTTTTGATGCTTTAGATTCTAGTAGAAGACCAGATGAATTCGCATCTTTTAAAAAGCTATTTAAAGCTAAAGATTTAAAGCGTGTTTGTTTAGATTATAAGCTACTCGGAGAAGCAGCCTTTCAAGTGACCTATAAAGGCTCTAAAGTCGATAAGGTAACCCATTTCAACAGAGAGACATTAAGAGCTGAGAAATGCGACCATAAAGGCGTTATAAACGCTTATTACTACTTTCCTAAGTGGAATGAATACCAAGAAGGCGATAAACTTACAAGAATTCCTGTCTTTGGGTCTGGAGCAAAGAATGAAATATACATTATAAGAAGGCATATTCCTTCAATGCACTACTATTCTCCACCAGATTATATTGGTGCGATAAATTACAGTAAACTAGAATGCGAAATTTCTGAGTATTTAGTCAATGAAGTGACGAATTCTTTTTCTGGAACTAAGCTAGTAAGCTTTACAAATGGCGTGCCTACAACTGAGAAGCAGCAAATGATTAAATCAGAGATCATGAATAAGCTTACAGGTGCTAATGGCGAGAAAGTAATTGTTTCTTTTAGTGATTCTCCAGAGAATAAAACAACAATCGAAGACATTTCAGTAAGTGATGCAGCAGATGTTTATCAATACATAGCTGAAGAATGCACTAGAAAGCTTCTTTTGGCACACAGAATCACTTCTCCTCTACTTGTAGGGATCAGAGATAACAACAATGGATTAGGCAGCAACTCTGAAGAGATAGAAAATGCACACAATTTGTTTGAAAATGTGGTTATAAGACCATATCAAAATGACATCATTGATGCGATTGATGACATACTTGCTGTTAATAGTATTGCTTTAAAAATATACGTTCAGACTTTAACACCTATAGAATTCACAGACGAAACTCTAGTGACTCAAGAACAAAAAGAAGAAGAAACAGGGCAAAAGCTTTCAAGTGATGTCGATGTTCATACAGAGGAGCTTGTCAATGATTTAGGAGATAATGAAAAAACGCTTTTTGAATTAGGGTATGAATTAGTTGATGAAAGGGCAGTTGATTATGACGATGAGGAAAACCTAGACAACCAAATTCAAATGGCTTCTGTTCCAAAAGGAAGGGCAACAGCTCCTAGTAAGTTAGATGGAGAAACAAAAGAAGGTTTTAGATACTTAGTGCGCTATCAATATGCACCGCTTTCTGTAAAAGATAATTCTAGAGAGTTCTGTAAAAAAATGGTTCGTGCTAAAAGGGTTTATCGTAAAGAAGATTTAGACAGAGAGTTTCAAGGGAATAAAGAATTTAATCCTAAAGATGGCAACAGTTACAACTTATTTAAGTACAAAGGTGGTGTCAATTGCAATCACTATTGGCAAAGAAAAACCTATTTGTTAAAAGACGATAGAAAAATTGATCCTAATAATCCAAACGCTGCAAAAGATTTGATTTACAAAACTGAAATAGCAAAAAAAGGGATTAAAGAACCTAACAAAAGACAAGAGCCTGAAATTGTAAGTGAAAAAATGATTGAGAGAACTGATAGAGGAAGAAAAAACTAAGATATGGCAGAAGTATTATTTGTTAGTAAAGAAGATATTGTTAGAAGGTCACCTATAATGGACGGAAATATTGATGCGGATAAGATTATTCCTGCATTGCATTTAAGTCAGACTCAGTACCTAAGAGAGATTATAGGAACTGACTTATATAACTATTATGTGACTGCTATTACAGCATTACCAGGAACACCAATTCCGACAAATCACAAAAACCTTTTAAATGACTTTATAAAACCCATCTTAATCCATCTAACAACTGCGGAGTTTTTAAAATCTGCTGCTTACACAGTTTCTAATGGAGGAGTTTTTAAAAGAACAAGTGAGAATTCAAGTGAACCATCTTTAAGTGAAGTAAAAGAATTAATTCAAGTAGAGAGAGACAGAGCGCAAAGTTACACAGAACGCTTTCTAGACCACATGGCTTTTTATGCTTCTGCTAACTTTCCAGAGTGGTATTCTAATTCAAATGATGACGTTTCTCCAAATTACGAATCATATAATATCGACTTTGTATTATGAGTGGATACGGATCAATATATGCAATCAGTTGGTGGGGTAATGTAAATGATCCTAGTGGATGGGGTTCTATTTACCCTTTTGATGCAGATGGGTCAAATTTTACAGCAGACACAACACTAGAAACAGCAGATGCAACACAATTTACAGCAGATGCAACTCAATATTAAAATAAAAAAATAAAAAAAAATGTGCGCAAAACAGGTAATTAATATAGGAACTACTGCAAATGATGGCACAGGCTCAACGCTGAGAGATGCCTTTGATATTTGTAACGATAACTTTACAGAATTATATTCTGATGATGCAGGAGATGTAGGAAGTATAACAGCAACAGCACCGATAGCAAGAGATTCAGCAACAGGTGCAGTAACAATATCTTTAAACGATGGGGGAATTGTTACAGATAAAATAGCAGACGACGCAGTTACAGCAGATAAACTAGCTAACTCAATTAATACAGAGATAGCAGCAAATACAGCAAAGGTTACTAATGCAACTCACACAGGAGATGTAACAGGTGCGACAGCTTTAACAATAGGTAATGATAAAGTTATTACAGCAAAGATTTTAGATGATAATGTTACACACGCTAAATTAGAGGCTAGATATACAGCAGGTGTAACTATTTCAACACTTACAGGAACAGTTACTTTCGATTGTTCGACTGCTAGTTGTTTTAAAATGAGTGGAAATTTAACAGGTGCATTAACTATAAATTTAACAAACTATAAAAAAGGGCAAGTTGTAAGCATTTATAATTTATATGGGCAATCTTTAACTCTAGCTGCTCAAGGAAGTAACTCAAATGAGTTTTGTAAAATTGGTGGAGTAAATTACGATAATTCAGCCTATAACATTTTACAGCTTGAGGTGGCAGATGATAGTGCTACAGACACCAAATTCTTTTATACAGTTGCAACCTACGTTATAGATAATACACCTTAATTAAAATTTATGAGTTTAGGAAGAAGATTTTTAAGTTTAGGTTCAATTGCTTTGCCTGTAGTAGTTACTAACTCTGTATCTAATGTAGCTGCTACATCATTTACAGCAAATGGAAACTTAACAGATGTAGGGGGTGGAACAGGAACAAGTGTAGGTTTTTATATTGGAACAAGTTCAACCTATACAAATAACACAAAATACACAGTCTCAGCAAACGCTTCAACAGGTACTTTTACTTATAATGCGAGTGGCTTAACGTCAGGGACTTCTTACTATGTTAATGCTTTTGCCTCTAATGATGCAGGAGAAGTTATAGGTGCACAAGTTACTCAAGCCACATCATTCTCCCCTAATCTAGTTGCTCAAAATACAAATACCAAATTAACATATAGTGCTATTTCGCAGCTAAGGTTATATACAGGTTATATTGACCCTTCTACAAGTGCTGTTGTTTGGATTGCTTATTTTGAAACAGGAAATGGTGGAACAAGCACAAGTCCTGCACACTTTAACGGAACTGCACCACACATTTTAAATGGATGTAGAGGACAGGATTATGGTGGTTCTTATGGAACAGGAACTTGGCAGGGTAGTGGTGGAAATTGTGCACCAAATTTAAGAATTACAACAAACGCTGTCAATAGGAATTTTGGTGGTACTTATGGAGAATATTATTTTTCTCACGCTACCCAAAATGTAAAACTTTTTACCTATCCTCCGAGTGGATACAGTTTGAGTAATAGAACGCTAGGTGTTGAGGGTAATTATACAGCCTTTACAGCTACTCAGAACAGTAGTAGTGTGATGGAATCTCTTTTAACAGCTACAGGGGGAACAAACTTTACCTCAGGTGGTTTAATACACGATTTTGAAATATAAAAAAAAATAAAAATGGCAATAATAGGAACTTTTAAACATTGGGCAAATCATACAAATAAATTCACTAAAAAAGATATACAAATTAGTTATCCAAATGATTTACCAAAAGAACATCCTGATTTTGAAAAAAAAGGAAAAACAGAAACTGTAGAAATACAAGAGCCTGTTTTGACTACAAAAACTTATAAAAACACTTACTGTAATTTAAACCAAGTAACAATAAATAAAAGGCACATTTTTAATGCAGAAGAAAAAAGAACAACTTATTATGAAATGCAATTTACTATAAGGGTTTTTAAAAGTAAAAATTCTTATGATTTATTAGAAAATCCTATTTACGATTATGTGGTTAGCAATTTAGAGTATAAAGGAGACCATAATAATATTTTTGCTGATGCTTACTCAAGGCTAAAACAAAGACAAGGTTTTGAGGAAATGGTAGATGATATATAAAATGGAAGATTTGAGGATTTATGGTTTTAACGCAATAGCATTAGCTTTTTCAGTTAGTTCTATAAATCCTATTTTACAAGCTGTTTCTTTATTGTTAGCAATAGCATATACAATAATTAGTATTAGTAAAAAATTAAAATGAACATATTTGATCCAAAACACAATGGTAATGCCAAAGAGATTAGACACTATTTAGGATCATTGATTGTGTTTTTTCTGGTTGTAGTGATTTTGTACTATTTAACAAAATACACAATCCCAAAGGAAAACTCTCAGATTGTCAACACACTAATCGGAATGATTGCAGCATCAATTGCAATGGTTATTTCAAGCATAACAGGAGCAAAACCAGATGAATTAAATTCACTAAAAGGACAACTAGAAAAAAAGGAAAATCAGATTGATTTGCTTGTAAATGAAAAAGACAGACTAGAGTCCATGATTATAAATCTTCAAGGTCAGATTTTGGAAAACTATGACAACACTTTAGACAAAGTCTTGCTTTCACAGACTATTACACACGATCTTAAAAACAACCCCCCTAAAAAATAAAACTATGATTATAACATTATCAGTCTTACTAATAGGAGCTGCAATCATTGTTGGACTTACTTACAATGGTGTTTTTGCAGACAAAGACAAAGACGGAATTCCAGACAAAGTGGAAGAAAAATTCCAGGAAGTAAAAAAGAAAGTTAAATCAAAACTTAAAAAATGATAAAGCCTTGCCAATGTGGTCAGACATCAGATCCTAGCGGAAACTGTGACGGAACACATATAAAGTGAATTTCTACGACATATTTGGTTCTTACATAGTATTCCGCCTTTTAGAATATTTAGTGAAACAAATATGGCTTCAGTTTAGTAATGGAAAAAATTAGTCAAAACATATCATATAAAGAAGCTACTAAATCTAATACAGCTTTACGCCTTAATTTAAATAACAATCCAGATGCTTATCAAGTTACTAATATGGTTGGTGTTGCTGAAAATGTTTTCGAGCCTCTTAGAGAATATGTAGGTGGCCCAATAAAAATCAACTCAATGTTTCGATCAGAAGAATTAAATACTGCTATCGGTGGCTCAAGTCGTTCACAGCATATAGAAGGCAGAGCGATGGATTTAGACGACACTTTTGCTCACAAATCAAATGCTGAGATGTTTCACTATATAAAAGACAATCTAAATTTTGACCAATTGATATGGGAATTTGGAGATGACAACAATCCTAATTGGATTCATGTCAGTTATATATCAGAAGAAGAAAACAGAGGCAGATGTTTACGAGCTGAAAAAGTAAATGGAAGAACATCTTATAGGGTTATATGATAAAGGCATTACTTAGTTTATTAGGCAAAGGAGGCTCTGGTAGGTCTCCTATTGGCGGTTTAGCACTAGACATTAGAGAAGCTATAAAAGGCAAAGAATTAGACCCACAGAGACTCATTGAGCTGCAATCAGAAATGAACAAACTAGAGGCACAACACAGAAGCATTTTTGTTGCAGGATGGAGACCTTTTATTGGATGGATTTGTGGTTTTGCTTTAGCCTATAATTTTATAATAAGAGACCTTGCTATCTGGGCGTTTGGAATTCAAAGCGTTCCTGCTCCTTTACAGATGGAACATTTAATGACTGTTCTTTTAGGAATGCTAGGACTAGGCGGAATGAGAACATTTGAAAAGCTAAAAGACAAAACTCGTTAATGGCAAAAATACAAGTCACATCATATCGCAGAAAAAAGAAAACTAAAAGACCTGGTGTGCATTCTAAAAATGCTAGTGTAAATCAGACAGGATATAAAAAACCATATAAAGGTCAAGGCAGATGACACAAAGACCCAGACTTAGTGGAAAAAGATTAGCAGCTTATAATCACATTACTAAGAAAGAATCAAGAATTCTTGTGATTGGAGATTTACATTGCCCATTTGACTTAGATGAATATTTTGATTTTTGCAAACAGACTTATGAAAAGTGGAATTGCAATCAAACAATATTAATAGGAGATGTAATTGACAACCATTACTCTAGCTATCATGAGACATCTATTTCAGATGAATTACTTACAGGAGGTCAAGAGCTTGAACTAGCTATTGAAAGACTACAAAGATATTATAAAGAGTTTCCTGTGGCAGATGTAATTTTGGGCAACCATGACAGGCTTATTTCACGGAAGAGCCAAACTTCATCTATTCCTAGTAAATGGATTAAATCTTATAAAGAAGTCTTAGAAGTTCCTTCCTGGAATTTTACTGAGCGTGTTGAATATGACGGAGTGCAATATATTCATGGAGAAGCAGGAACAGCACGAACAAAGTCTAAGGCAGATATGCAGTCAACAGTTCAAGGACATCTCCACACACAAGCTTATTCTGAATTCTCAGTTGGCAGAAATTTTAAAATCTTCGGAACACAGACAGGATGCGGAATTGATTTTGATTCTTATGCAATGGCTTATGCTAAAGCAGGGAAAAAACCTGCAATTGGATGTGCTGTAATTTTAGGGGGTCATACTCCTATAAATTGCATGATGGATTTGTAAATAAAACATGGAGTATTTATAAGTACTCCCTAAAATTTTTTTTATCTTTATAATATATCCTTTCCGATATTGGTTAAGTAAACCCCCTAAATAGGACAAACCTAAATGGGGGTTTTTTTATAGTTAAATATCATAGTTCGACCTCAGTTTAGACCTCACTAAAAACAAGACTCTAGTAAAGATAAGGGTTTACAAAAATTTTTGCAGAGAGGAAGGGACTTGAACATCTCTTTTTATTCTTTTATTCTTTTT